CGTTTTTCTCAACCGTCTGAAGAATCATGTCCTGTGTGTCTGAAACGCTTTTGACAGCCGTTGTGAAGGCCACAGAAGTCTTTCCAAGTGTCAGCTTATTTGCACCAGGTTCAAACAGATTGATTGACAGTTTGCTGACCAAAAACAACTGGTTCAAACCATGTGGCGAAGATGTCACCCTGGCCTGTGTGCCAAGGTGAAATGAAGTGAAATCCTTATTGACCGTTGCCAGATCAGCCGCTGTCAGTTCAATGCTTTCCCACTGGTTGACAGAATCGGAAAGTTGTGCTTGTCCCTTCAGTTTCAGTTCTGCGGCATCTGCAATTTCATCAAAAATGACCGATTTGACAATAACGCCAAATTGTGATATGGCACCTTCGTCTTGAATGAAATCAGCACCGCCATTGACGGATTCGATTGTCAGCCTTTTGTTGGTGTCTTTTCCTTCTTCGTCTTTGAGTTTTGCGCCCAATGGGACAATGACCGTTGCAATGTCTTCACCTTTGCGAATTCGCTTCAGATCAAGAAGATTCTTGCCGAATTCAACAGTCTGTGGTGCAAGTAGATTGATTTGCGAAAGATAATCCACATAGGCAACACCATCTTCAAACCTGGTTGAAAAATAGCCACCAAGGGCATCCAGAAGCGCTTTGTCAATCGTTTCTTTTGTGGTGATGTAATCTTCCGCATCATAAGCAATATAGCCTTCCACAGTCACATTGCCAAGCTGAAACTGCTTCGTTGCATCCACCTGGGCATTGTGAAGCCCGATGATGTAAGCCAAGAATTCAGCAGGTGTGCCGCTGAAAGAAAATGGCCTTAAAACACTATCAAGCAGAAAAGCCATATCACCTTCGCAGAAGATTGTCTTTTCGTTGTGCCAACCGATTTCATCATCAAGCACCCTGCCACGGAACAGCAAAAAGTCATCCTGGAAGACAGTGATGATTGACTTCAGCTTTTTTATCAAGTCATATCTTGGATGATCTGGATAAACAGTGAATTCAAAGCTGCCTGTCTTGTTCACTTCAAGTTCAATCGAAGGCTTGAAAATCTTCAGGCTTTCAAGCTTGCTATGGTAAAGAAGCAAGCCATCGCAATAAACCTTATACATTTAAAGACTTCCTTCCTGCCAGGAAAACGTGATGTTGCCTGTGCCTGTGACAGCAACAGCGTTTTCACCTTCCACAAGCTCAAGTTCCGGCAGTGTATAAGAACCGCTGCCCAAATCCCAAATGTTTGAACCTTGATATTCAATCCGAAGGCCACTGTCAGAAGCAATGACCACTTCCGGCACAGCACGTTTTCTGCTGTTTGTCAAGATAACTGTTTCTGCGCCATTCACAGCTTTGCTGACCACAGTTTTTTCAAGCTTATACTTGAAAGGCTCGCATTCACATTCAATTGATATGCTGCCGATGTTTTTATCATTGGTGAATTCAGACACCCTGATTCTGCCCACATAATAGAAAAGCGGATCATCGTCAAGGATGATCCGCATTTTCTTTCCGTGAAGGGCATTTTTTACGGCAGAATACAATGAAAGGAATTGCGATTGTGGAACAATAGTTGAAAAGGTGAATTTGTGTGTTACATTCTCATATTTCGGTTCACCGAAAAAGTCAGTCAAGTCAAGTGACCCATCAGCGCCTTCAATGTCAATCTTCTGTTCTTTGATGGGTGGTGAACCGATTTCTTTCGATGTAAGAATCAAATACAAATCCTTGTATGAATGATAGGCATTAAAAGTGACACCTTTCATTTTCGTTGCCGTCCTTTGTTATTAAATTTTATGCTTCAGCACGAAGCAAAGATATAAGCTCATTATATTCTGCTTCAGACAGTTTTCCGGCTGCAAAGAAGATATCAAGCTTTTCTTCAATGCCGTCCGTGTTTCCTCTTTCAATCATTCTTTTCAGTGTTCTGTAAAGCATAGCATTTGCCCCTTTCTGTTATTCTACTAAGCCAAGTTCAAGCAAGGTCAGTCTGTATTCGTGATCAACTAACATGGATGCAGTGTCATCTTCTTCTGTTGGCTCTGGTGTCGGTTCAGGTGCAGGTTCCGGCATAACACCTGCCACCAATGATGTGACAACACCGTTTTTCGCTGTCACTTCCACAAACGGAAATGTTGAAGGGATTTCCATGTCAGCAGGGATGACAGCCCACCCTTCAGGCAAAGCATTGCCATGCAAAGTCTGGTTTCTGTGTGCGCCGTTTTCAAGCGCAGCAATTTCAATTATCGTCATGAATATCACCCCTTAACCTATGGCAACATAGTAATAGGTATAACCTGCCTTGTTTAACTGATTAGCCGCACTACCTGTATTGTAGTAGCTGACCGAATTTTCGTCCCAAGTAACACCAAGACCGTTTATGTAAGCACTGTTGCTGCCGGCGCCTGTACTCGGCCCATTTAGCCACCCTGTAATTGGTGCGTTCCTTACCATCACCGCCGGGCAACCGCTTGTGCCGTGTTGAACTATAACCACTTTAGGCTTAAATTCAAACGTCAGCACATTCGGAGAGCCTTTACCATATGTGTCCGTTCCCGTATATGAACCATAAACAAACTTTGTAGATTCATATATCATGTCTTTCGGGATTCCCAAATACTCATATTCGTACCCACCAACAAGACCGCTGTCTGGATAGGCATTTCTATTATCGGAAGTAACGATTTCGTATTCTCCATAACCTGTCCCCACAGACACTTCCGATGCACGAACCGAAATAGGTGCGCTCGCACCCAAACGTACATTGAAAGTGTAACACTTGACTGTATAGGTGTTGTCTTCCTCGGAAGTTGTGAACGTGGATTCAGCAGGTAAGTAATAAATTTTGTTGTTTTTTGCAACGATATAGCAAGGCACTATATTTTGAACCTGCGTCACAACATTGGGATAATTGTATGGATTTATCTGCAGTGTATTAATTGGTTCTGCCAATGATACAGTTCCATCATCGTTCAATGTTACCGATGATGAATATTGTAGTGTAGCTCTATCAGATGAAGAAGAAACCTGCGCAATGGTGATCTCGCCTGAAATGGCGGTTTTAACTTCTATGTCACCAACAGTTCTACGCTTCCATGTGTAATCATGCAAAAACCCGACTTCCTCTTGACAGATATCTTCAACTTCGCCATAGATTTCATTTGCCTTTTCGTCAAGCTCCGAATATATCTTATTCACCGTTTCACGCATTTCCGGCAATGTTCGCATGGAATCCATGAACGGTTCACCGAACAAAGCAACAGGTTCACCGACACTCAGGCCGTCAAGCGGAATTCTCCAAAGCGGATAATCATGAAGATAAGAATTTCCGTTTGTGATATCCCCGACAGTGTATTCTGGATCAACAGGATTGCTTGCCACTTCTGTGCCTTTGATGACCACAAGGTTGCATTCTTCAACGCCTGTTACATTGTCTTTGGTGTATCGGGCAACAATCAAATCATTGCGCTTCTTGCCCTGCGCACCGCTTTCAATAGTCAAATCAGCATAGGTGTCAGGATTCAGGCGAACAAAGCGCCCCTGCATCATCAGTTCACCATCTAAAATGCGGATTTGATTATTGGTGATAATCTGAGCTTCAAACACTTTGCCTTTGTCAAGAACAAAATCACCTGTGCCAATCAAGGCAGCGTTGAAAGCGCCCTGGTCAATTGCAGTGATGTGTTCTTGACCTGCAAAGCCTGTTACCAGGTGTAAATTTGCCATATTCAATCACCCACTTCATATGAAATAGTTGTTTGACCGTTTTTGATGGTCACAATCTTTTTGATAATCTCTGCCGCCACTGCAAGCCCTGTGATGTTGTCATATGCGCCAACGATGTCACCGATGTCATATATGTCATCACTGGCATCAAAGTCAACAGACATTTCATCCGTTGCCCACAGTTGCTTCAGATAAAGTTCACCGCTGTCAACAAGTTCTTCCAACGATTCAACATTCGGATAATCATAAACAGCAGTGATTTCATCGAAGCCAAACAATGTCTGTTCTTCGCTGATATTGCCGAATTCATCAGCAAACAAGTGGACAACTGTTCTTTCGGCAAGCTCACCTG